CAGAGATCTGTAGACGTTATGCTTCCTCGGAAAAGTGGTACTGACTACATAAAGACTCGTCTCTTGTTCTTGAAGGACAAGAAATTGATGACTGAATGTGTTAGTGCTAAGTATGTTTCTGATGTTGATTGCGCAGGCTTTTCATGTGGACGAGGTTTGGAATATGTGTCACATTGTTCCGGTGATGGTTTCTGTGGAACTCCAGTTATTGCAGATCGACGTGATGGAGCCATTTTGGGTTTCCATATAGCCGGTCGAGCTCATGGGTTGACTTCCAGGAAGGGTTTTGCCCAAGAGATCACTTATGGCGATTATGAACGTGCTTTAGCCAAGTTGGCCAACAAGCCGTTCTATATTTCGACGCCAGAAATGCGATCTCTTCGCACTACTCGCCTAGGTCAGAACCTCATACCGTGTGAGGGTCCCCATCCAAAAACGGAGATGTTTAAGGATGGAGCAATGGATCCTTATCATTGTATTGAAGTTCTCGGTCATGATCCCATTTTGACTCGATATCGATCTCGCGTAACTCGTGGACTTCTAAGTGACTCCATTACTGAGCATTGTGGCATTCCATGTAGATGGAAAGCTCCTTATTTTAAGGAACCATGGGTTCATCACAATAAAGCTCTAGAAGTTATGGCCGAAGGAGCTTGGGATGTTCCCCCCGATTCTCTTGAGTGGGCTGTGAATGATTACTTAGGTGATCTTTTACCGCCTCTCAGGGAACATATGAAGAAACATCCAGAACTCTGTAGACCTCTCACATTAGATGAGGCTATCAATGGAGTGTCTGGGTCTCTTTATATGGGTCCTTTCAAGATGGACACGTCTGCTGGTATTCCAACCGGCTCAAAAGAGGATAGTGGTCTTTTCAATAGGATCGAACCTTACCCTGATGGTCGCAAACGTTACGAGTTAACACCTATAGCTCTCAAGTATTATGAGGAGATGCTGCAGATGCTCGATAATGAAGAAGCACTTGGAATATGGGTGAAAACTTGTCTTAAGGATGAGGTTGTTGCTGAAGATTCAGAGAAAGTTCGTATTTTCTATATTTTAGAATGTCTTTTCGGACTTATCTGTCGGCAATATTTCCTTCCAGTGGCTGAGTTTATCTCTCGTCATCCATTGACTTCAGAATGTATGGTTGGTGTCAATTGTGCTGGTCCCGAATGGGAACAATTGATGACCTACATTCATGAACTTGCAACTGATGGTCAGCTGTCAGATCTTGATTATCGTAAATACGATTTACTTCGTGCGATGAACATGATGATAGCTTCACTTAAGGTTATGATTCGGATTGGTGAGGTTATGGAATTCCCTGAATCTATTCTGAAACGGATGGCTGGAGCTGCTGAAGAATTGCGCAGTCCG